ACAGAATAACATCGTATATTCTTGGTTTATATGAGAATATTTCAACAATAAGTCGTTGTGTTCCTTTCTTATCGAATTCAGATGAAAATGATCTAAATTGATCTTCCATCAGATTCCAATTATCACCTATAACAAAACAGTCTAACTCTATTGTTCGCTCTTCGTACTTGGGTTTCACATCAAAATTATACTGCTTCCCATTCTGTCCCGGCCAGCTATAACTTGGACGATCTTTTTGCTTAAGAAGATCCCCGAAACCTCTTGAGGCAGACACTCCAATCCCGAAGCTGTCAAAATTTTTACCGTTAATAGTCCAGTTTATTTTTCCCATTTTCTTTCATTTACCTCAACACCATTCACTTCTCCTCCATATCTGTAAACTTTTACTTCTGCTTCATCTTCTATCTGAATGTCCAATATTGATTCATCCAGAATCGTCACAAAAGCAATAGAATAACCTGAAGCCAATAAGTTTACTTTAGAATTCCCTCGGATAATTATTTGTGAAATCTCACGGTTTTCTAGCTTTAAGTTTGCGTTGCAATCGAAAAGAGCCATGTTAGACTTTGTGAAAGACAAATTTTCATTATAGTACATTCCGTACTCTTCATATAATCCCTTATACTTAGAAAGGAATGCTCTTGTTGGAAAATTATTCTCCAATGCCCAATCTGAGCCTTTGAAGTACATTTCACATAAATTTTTCAATGTCGGCTCCTTCTTCATTTTTAAATACCAAGGCCTACAAACCCCGATATTTTTTATTTCTTTTACTACATCTGTCGCTTTCATTATAATCCTGCTGCTCTTAGTCCGTTTCCGGATGTTACTTTTGCATTAAGCTCTGAAATATCTTTTCTTATTTGTACTAGATTGCTTGTGTCTCCTTTTATCTGGCCAAGAAGAGACAATTGATTTCTTAAGACCTCATTACTATCACTTTGCTTTTTTATGATTTCGCCTGTATTAATTCGTAAAGCATTAAATTGCCCAACCAACACGTCTGCTGTTTGCTCAGACATTCCCTTAATTGCACCTCCAAGTCCTTTTGGAGAGGAAGCGTTAGCAGAATCAAAGAACTCTTTGTATTGTTCCAGAAATTTTTGCTGTTCCAATGTTGCATTCTTCATTCGCTCTTTAAATTCTTCCATTTGCTGTGGAGTAAGAGGATTGAATGTGCCTGTACCATCTTTGTTGATACCACTGGCCTTCATCATTTCATCGAAAATATTACCCATACTTTTTTCAAGACGAGAGCGAACCCATGCCTTAGCCATGTTAGCAAATACATCATTTGCTTTTTTGTCAAGGGAATCAAGAGCATCTTCGCCTTTTGTCAAGGCCTCCACTAATCCATCAGTAAATTGACTTGCAAGGTCTTTGGCATCAGTTTGAAGAAAATCTTTGGCAATACTGTCAACTAAGTCCTGATATTGGCGATCAAGAACTTTTATCTGTTCCTGAAAATCTTGCATTTTCCCTTTGTCGCTTTTCTTTTTGTCTGCTTCAATGCGGTACATTTCACGAAGTCTAGCCTGCTGATCTTTAATGTTCTGAAGGCTTTTTTTATCCGCATCGTACTTGTCTCCCCCTAAGGCCTTACTGGCTGCATAAGCTAGGTCTTCGTACACAGATTTTAATTCTCTCAAAGCTTCCGCTTCTCTCTTTATTGCACGCTCTTTCTTCTTGTCATTATTAAACCAGCCGGAAACCATTTTTATCACCCCTCCTATGGCTTGAATTCCGCCTGCAATTGCTTGAACCGGATTTTTAGTAGATAATCCCTCAAGCATGTTGGTCAATCCGCTCTGCATCTGCTCAAACCCCTGCATTGTCTGCTCCAGATTATCTAAAATATCTCCAAAAGCGTTATCCATGCTTAAGCCTAAGTCGTCAAATACTCCTTTAACAGAAGATATTACTGATCTTACTTGGTTGAAATATTCAGATACAGATTCTAGTGATTTTCTCAGTGAAGTCGTTGACTGAGACAAATTGTCCTCTGCTTGCTTAACTCCTTCTGTAGCTCTTCTTCTTCTTTCCAAAGCTGCATCATGTTTTTTCATTGCAGCATCGAATTCTTCTTGTGATTGAGCCTTATTGAGTAGATTGTAGCTTTCCGCAAGATCTACGTTTGCTTGTTCTAACTCAGACAGGAATTTCAAAAGAGCCTCACTGTCACTTCTATAGTTTTTATAGGATGATATAAGACCCTTTAATGGATCAAAACGGGCTAATCTATTTTGTATTTCTGTTATTTTATCAGAAATTGTTTTATAGTCCTGAACAGAGAGGTTTTCTTTATTTGCCTGACGGAAATTAACAAGTTGTTTTAGTATTCTTTCTAGTGATGATTTAGAAGTAAATTCCAATTCACCAAAAGCAGTTTCCCAATCCTTAGAAGTCCTGAACGCCTCTACTGTTAAACTTGAAAGTTGTTCTTTCTCTGCTTCACCTATTTTTTTTAATTCAGAATCATTTTTAGCTAAAGTCCTTAAATCATTAGCGTCTTTGATTATTTTATTTTTCTTTTCCTCAAATGTCTTCCTATCATTAAGTAGCTGAATATATGATGATTCAAGAGTTCTACGTTCTTCATTTTTAGCTTTTTCAATGGCTCTGTTTTTAGCAGATCGCTCTTCTTCTGTAGAATCTCCGGCATCTAATCTTTTGAATTTATCAAGTTCTGAAATCAATTCACTACCAGAGAATTTTGTTTTAAGAACATCTATTTGATTATTTACTCCTTCAATATATGTTTCAACACCCTTGTATTCTTTAATAGAGTTTAAGACCGATTTTAGGTTATTTGCTGTATCCTCATCAGCTTTGCCTGAATTAAGTAATTTTTTAATAGCTATTTCGGACTCTTCAAGATATTTAATAAAGGACTTATCTTTAATTTTAGGGAACATATCGTCTACTGTTTGCTTGGATAAACCTTGTTGCAAAAGCATGTCTCTCACCGAAATCTGACGTTTTATTTCTTCCGCTTCATCACTAAAATTTCTCGTCTGCATTTCGCGGATCTTCCTGTTTATCAGCTTAATTCTTTTTTCAGCTTCTTCAACAGATATAATTTCACCAGTATAATAAGGTTTTCCGCCCTTATCTTTATCTTGACCATATTTATCTACTTTACGAACTTTAACCTGGTTGTTTATGGAAAGATCTTTCGCTTCTTGAAGGAGGCGTACTCGTTGCTGAAGTTCTTTTACGGATCCAACCGGAAGTATTTCTGCAATCTGCCTAGTTTCCTTTTTTACCTTTTTTAAAGTGTAATCGTAAGCTTTCAAGTGTTCATCGGCTTCACGAATCTTTTTTATATTTTTATTCCAGTCGCCACCACCAATTTGCTTGCCACTCATGGCGTCATTTGCTTCGGATGCTTCTTTCTTTTGTTGTTCCCAAAACGCCTTGTTTTTATCAACTGGCTGCGCAGTATTTTGGAGGGAACTCAATTCGTTTTTCGCCTTTTTTATCTCAAGTAAAAGAGATGAAACAGAAAGATTGGCAAGAGAATTTCCAAGCTTAACAGTCAATACATCAGCATCTTTTAAATGTTTATTTTTTTGTTGATGTTGAAACAATTGAGATTCAAGGCTTTTATATTCATTTTCATAGTATACCTTTCTCTGTTCAACAGTCATATTGGCTATTTTTTCAGCCTCATTACGTCTATCTAAAATAAATTGCTGTTTTTTAAGTGCGATTTCAGCCCCTTCAAGTTCTTTTACATAGCCTCCTAACGTCCAGTGATGTTCAAGCCCAAAATTTTCAGGTTCAATTCCTTTATCAAAATCTCTAATAAAATCCTTCAATTTTTGAATCTTATCTTTAGATTTATCAATATCTACAATTAGAAGCTCCTTATTTTTCGAATCTTCAGCTTCCGCCAAAAGTTTATTGACTTTAACCTGTTCCATTTTTAGGAACGTTTCCATAGATATATTTTTCAGAAACTCAGGATATAACAATAGCATTTTCTCATATGCCTGATGCCTTTGCAAATTAGTGGCATAGTCACTTCTTAGTACCGTTAAATATTCCTGAGTCTTTGATTTAAGCTCATCAAGAATCTTTATGTTTCTTTCTCTGTTTTCAGCTAGAGATTTTTCAGCTTTTTCAAGTGCTGTCGTGGTATCACGAAGCTTGAAATAAGCATAAACCAATCCGACCACTGCAATGGTTGCTAATACATAAGGATTATTAAGCATTGTAGCATTCAGAAAAGCTTGTGCAGAAGCTACTGCTCTAGTTGCTGCAGCTCTCAACTGTTGCACAGCAGTAAGTCTTACCTCAGCTAATGCACTTGCGTTTTTAGTAGCTGTACTCAATGCCTCTTGTGCAGCTTCAACTTTTGTCGTCGCTATTTTAACCTCCCTAGCTGCGTTAGATGCCATTATAGCGCCTAATGCTGTTTTATCAGCCTGAGCATTTGCCAATTTAGCATTTGCAGCAACTAATTCTGTTTCTGCTTCCATTAAGTTTGCTTTAGCTTGCCTTTCTGTAACTAAAGCTCTACCTAAAGCCATCCTTTCTGCAAATGTCATAGAAGCTATATCTCTAGTCATAGTTTTACTTCGTAGAGATTCTACAGCAGAAATAGTTATCAATGCTGCTCTATAAGCGCCATAAACAACAACCAGAGCCTCAATTATATTTAGAACCTCCTTATAGTGTTCAACCAAATAAGACAAACCATCAATGCCTTTTCCAAGGATGCTTTCTTGACTTTGACCAATTTGATTCAACATCTGCTCAAAGTTGTCACCCAGATTTGAGACTTTCCCCGACAAAGAGACTGACTGCTGTTCCATTAAATTAAAGAACATGCCTCCTTCATTGGTTAATGAGAACAAAACGTCTTTAACATCGTTAAATCCTATTTTCCCAGCCGAAACCATTGTAGATATTTCCGCAGTTGTCTTTCCGAACTTTTTAGCAAGTTCAGCAACCATAGGAATTCCGGCTTCAGTAAACTGACGGAGATCATCACCCATCAATTTGCCTTTTGCTTTTACCTGACCGTAAACAAGATTTATACGCTGAATAGGAACAGATAACCCTGCTGCAATATTACCCATTCGGGTAAGGGTATCTACTACTTCATTAGCTGGCACTTGAAACGCCAGCAATTGCTTTGCTCCACTAGAAACGTCTTGAAGAGAGAAAGGAGTTTTAGCAGCAAGATCGACCATTTGGTTCATCAATTGCTTTGCCTGTCCTCCATTCCCAAGCATAGTAGAAAAGGCTATCTCAGTTTTCTGAAATTCTCCCCGAATATCTATAAGCTCCATTACGAAGCCTTTTAGTGCACTTGCTGAAAAATACCCGGCAATACCTAACGATAAATTTTTAAAGGCAGAGTCCATCCTGCCGGTTTGTTGTTCAACAATACCAGTAAGACCGAGAATGTCAGTTCTAATCTGATTGATCCCAGTCCTAAAATTTGATAAATCTATTGTAGCCCTAAAATTAAGTGCCCCAGCTGCATTATTCATCCCTCCTCCTACTTATAAATATCCAAGCTTCTAATAAAGTCCTCTGATGTCTGCTCTGTAAGAGTTATTCCATCATTTTTCTTTTTGTCATCATCCGTTTCATAATTAGATGCATCAATCAACATCCGCTGTACTATTCTCCAATC